GTGATACACTTTAAACAAGATCCATTTCTCACTAAAGTAAATTGATTGCATGATGTGCATACTTCTCCTTCATATCCCTTGATCCTTGCCTCCTCCACAAGAGAAGTTTTGGGTTTAGATAGTGGGATATGTTCTTCTTCAGAACCAGTCTCTCTATCTGTTACAAATCTTGGTGGTTCTGGTATCTTAGCAGGTGGTACATGAGCAGGTGGTACATGAGCAAGGTCATCCCTTCCTGAGTAGTAAACCGCCAACTCTCTGAAGATATAGTCAACGATAGATGAGCTCATCTTGATACACTCACTGCCCTGCACCACACCTGATGGTTCAAACTTTGTAAAAGTAAATGCATCTGTGTACTCCTCCAATGGAGTGCCATGTTGTAGCCCTAATGAGACTGCAATAGCAAAGTTATTCATGAGGCACCTGAATGCTGCGCCCTCTTTATGCATATCTATAAAGATCTCTCCTAAAGTTCCGTCATCATATTCTCCAGTACGAAGGTATACTTTATGTCCTCCGATCCTAGACTTCTGTGTAAACCCACATCTTCTGTTAGGTAATTCTCTTCTAATTGAATCCATAATTTCCTTATGTGTTATAGTTTTGTTAAGTTTGTCCAGTCCTCATTAGAGTGAGTCTGTTCCTGGACTTTGTTTGCGCCACCATCAAAATCAAGGGTAGTAATACCTGTCTGACCACCTCTTGCTTTAGCTACAACGACATCAATTTCTCCTTTATGTTGTTCCTGCCTGTATAAGAATATAATATTATGTGCCACTCTCTCAAGAGTACCACTCTCTCCAAGATCACTCGATATAGGTATCTTGGATGATCTCTTCTCAACCTCCCTGTTAAGCTGACAGAGGGCAAGCAGTGCTATGTTGTTACGTTGTGATGTATTTCTAAGTCGTTTAACAAAGTCACCCATTGCTTCGGTCAATGAAATGTGTGTCCGTCTGTCATCAAAGGCAAGCTCATGAAGGTGATCAACTATTATAAACTTATATCCTTCATTGACTCCCCAATTGATAGACCTCATCACATCTACTGTAGTCTCAGATGTATCATCAATAGAAAGGTTCTTAGACCATGCCTCGTTCTCATCTCCCAACATCAATGCCATGTTTGTCCAGTCCTGTTCCTCAAACGTATATCCTTCTAGGATTTTATTGAAGTGCACACCAGAAACGTGACTAATAAATTTCTGTGCTATCTCTGTCTTATTCATCTCGATTGAAATGAATAGAGTTTTAATACCTCTGCGTGCAGCATCTGCAGCCAGTGCTACAGCAAATGTAGTTTTACCCATCGCAGGTCTTGCACCAAGAAGAGAGAGTGATCCATACCTGAACCCATAGATAAAATTATTCAGGCTGGCAAATGGAGTTGGCACAAACAACTCACTCATACTCACTTCTCCTTTTTCATTACGTCTTGTTATTTCTCCGACCTCCTCTTGTGCAATTTCTAAGAAGGATGAGAAGGGTCTAACAGATGATCTCTCTACCTGTTGAACCTTATCACTAAGGATCTCAACTTGGGAGCTTGCGTCCTCTCCTAATTTAATTTTCTCTGCAGTCTTTTGAGCTTCTGCAGCAGTATAAAATTTTCTGTATACCTTAACAATAATATCAGAGTAATCCAGAAAGTTCTCTGCCTTTGGTGGAATATCTTTGATATGATCCAGGCAATCAAATACCTCTGCTTCATTAAGAAATTTAGACAGTAATGTTCTATCATCTATGATTTCAGCAGAGACTGTGACACTATCTACAGCGCCGCCTTTATCATATAACTCAAGAGCAGTGTTATATATTATGCCATATTGTTTATTGGCAAACATCTTAGGCTGAACAATTGTCCTAACCTTAGGTAATATATCAGGATAACTAAGACAAATACTAAGTAAGTTACTCTCTGCTCTTTTCATAATGCACCTCCTGTAACAGACTTTCTACTTGCTAATGTTTTCATGTTGATTGGCTTTGCCTCATATGTACCATGACATACAGGCTCAAACATGTTTCCCTGCTTAGCAAGAATACAATATGTATCCATGAATGATCGTTTCTGAAACGAAAGATCTGTAGCTGAAAGACTGCCTAAGAAAGATAATCCCCCAAGTCTTCGACAAGTCTCTGCAAGAACTGTATCCTCAAAACAAATAGGCCTGCCTGGGTGTGATTTTAGTGCATGAAACAACTGGTTCCATGCCATTAATGCATCGTCACTGATATCATTATACAATGCTTCATAAAACTCTGCCGGACTAGGCATGCCTGATTTTACTCTAGTCTTGATTAGATTTTGGTATCCTACCCTGATCTCCTGCTCATTCAATTTAGCAAGAGCCTTCTCCCAGATATGAGAGAGGTGATTGTACTCATCTGTACTAGACTTCTTCCCATAAACTGTCATGAGTTGAGATACCATTCTCTGTATATCTGTTTGTCTGCTCATTTATATTCTCCATGTTAGTGTTTGTATTTCCATGTATCATTTTCCTGTATGCATTTATATACTTACAGTCTGACTGCGATGGGTGTGTGTATACTAGGTTCCCCAGATCCCTACACTGCATCATATAAGCTGTCTTGTTTACCAAATGTTCCTTCATTTGTTCAGCTAGAAATGTGATAACCTTCTCATATGTATCCATATTGAAGTCATCTCCATCTGGTTTCAGTGTAAGTATTTTCTCTGCTCCCTTTACCCACTTACTACGTTGTTGGGGGGTGACTGGTGTATACTTCTCATTATGTATAGCAAGATTAATCTCTGTGAATCTAGCTATCATCAGGTCAACATCAGGACTCTCCTCTTTAGGTATAGATTTGTTTGGTAGTTTAATAAAGAATTCAGAATCAAAATTTAACTGATATATACTAGGCAATCTTTGCCCACCATAAAACTCAGGTGTAAAACTGATTATAAACCCATTGGTTTCTAGGTAATTAATTCTTTTCTGAATCACTCTTGGTGTGAACTTCAGCTTGTCTGCCAATTCTTTAATAGAAACTGCAGAACCATTATCTTCTCCACCAGGATGATCAAGTATAAAATACCAGAGGAGAGTTGATGAGACTGGATCTTTAAACAAGAACTTACTCAAGTCATTATCAACTGTTAATAAATTATTTATTTTTATCATATTTCCTTTCTTAAAATTAGAAAATTACTGTTACCCAGTAACGAATTACTGTTACCGAGTAACGAATAGTAATGATTAAGCCAGACTCTCTCTGGTGATCTTATCTTTTGCCGCAGTTAAAGATGAGAGAACAACTTGACGAAGAGACTTAGGTAGATTCTCCTCTCCATGTTCTGCAACCATCTTCCTGTACTCATCACTGACAGCCCTACCTTCCTCATCAGTAGTGATCTTCATAGCCCTAGCATTTAGGCTAATCAATTCACTATGTAAAATTGTTTCGGCTGACTTACCAAGGATACTATCTATCGTCTCCTTAGGTGCATCCTTAGTGAGTAGCTTATCAGGTACTGGGTCTCCTTTGTCGGGCACTACTTTCTGTTCGCCTCCTACAGTGTACTCATCAGTTCCTACAGTAAACTCAACAGTAGGTGGAGGAGGAAGTGAGGGTTTCTTACTCAACTCATCCAGCTCCTTCCCTAACTCTATCGCATCCCTTACCTCATTGGCAGATGCAATCCCATACTCAGTAATGATACCCTTAATTCCCAAGACTCTGCCAATAGCAGAGGTTTCACAGTTCTCTATATGTGAAGTCTTATTCACCATAGATTTTTTATCTGCTTGGAATTCACGGGCATGACCAGTAGCTCTTACATTGCCAGACTCATCTAAGACTGAAGCTTTGAAGATGGTTACCATCTCCTTCTCACAGTTATAGATCATCTCGGTAACAACAGACCACTTAGGATGTAACTCCCAGAACAAACGTATTCTTTCGTCCACTTCTACATAGTCCTTCTTACCTATCCTAGTTGTTTTAATTTTACTCATAGTGTTTCCTTTATTAAATTGTTAAATAAAATCGGACTTACTTCGGAGTCCGATGGAGTCCGACTTTTCTTTTCCATATTTTTTAGAACGGATTAGTTTATGCATGTAAATATTACTTAACACGCAATGTATTCCTCTTGTCGATGCTACATACTCCAGCTATCCTTTGTATATCGTCCCCCATACTTGCACGCAGAGTGTTGGCTGCTTGAATCTTAATCTTTTCCAGATCTTTAATCTGTGAACTAGCCTTTTTGTGTGTGTTCCTCAGGATAATATGTTGTTCTGAAGCAGGGATAGAATCTCTACCTGTATTATACTGTGCTTTCAGGCTTCTTGATGTCGATGAATGACCATCAGGTTCAGGCATCTCTTTGTTCTTATACAGATCAATGAACGCCTTCTCTTTTTCCATCAGGGTTATAGTATTATCAAGTCTTTCTTCCCTAGTAACCTTTAGTATGATCAGTGGTTGATGTATCTGGTGAAGGATCACATACACTATCCCCTTAAAGAACTTTCCAGGGTTAGGGCATCCATCAAACTGAGTGAATGCTAAGTAGTGATCACCTTGTGATAGGTAGGGTGCAGGAACCTCACCACTCTTAGCCTGCTCTATCATTGGATAAGATGAAGTGGTTTTTACTTCAACTATCCATTCATCGTCAG